GAGTCAAGCAAGGCACAGAGCCCGCCGCACCAAGCGGCGAATGCCGACAAGCTGCAACGAAAGGACCCTCATGCGCATCGTCAACTTGACCCCGCACGCTGTAACGCTGGCCACCGCGAACGGGGATGAAATGGTGATCCCCCCGCAGGAGACCCCGGCGCGCATCCCCGCCACGACCACCCCCGTAGGGGATGTCAACGGAATCCCCCTGGTCGAAGAGGCGCTGGGAGACGCGGACAGTGTTCTCCCGGCCCCTCAGCCGGGAGTGGTGTACGTCGTCGCGCGGCCGGTCGCCGAGCGCGCTGGCCACCGGTCGGACCTGGTCGTTCCCACGCAGGTGGAGCGGGTCAACGGCCGCCCGGTGCGAGCCCGGGCTCTCGCCCGGGTGGTGACCGAATCCCCCCGCACCGCGGCCGCCACCGCCCTTATCCGGGTCGCCGAAACCGCGGTCACCGAAGACAAGGACCACCGCACCGGGCTGGAGCTGCTGGAGCTGGCAGCCCAGATCCGGCGGGGCAGCGTCCCCGCGCTCCGCGACGCAGTGCAAGCACTCGCTGGGCTGGAGCGGGCCCAGTTCATCTCCGCCCAACTCCGGGGGGAAGCCCGGGCCGCACTCGCGACCCTGCAGGAACTGGAGTCCGCCTACACGGCGGATGTGAAGGACAATCCCCCGTCCTGCCGTCCGTGCGGCGGCACCGGAGAGCTGCCCATCGACGACGCCACCCCACCGATCCCCTGCAGCGAGTGCGGGGGAACCGGCCGGGAAACCAGCCGGGAACAGGTGGTCGCCCCGACCGCCTAGCAGCGGGCCGCTAGCAGAACCGGTGCGGCCCCAGCGGCCGCACCACCCAAACCACAACCCCCTACACAACGAGACCAGCAGAACGGAGAACTAGGGAATGCCTGCCACCACCACATACGGCAGCTGGACAACCCTCGTCGATCACACCTCGACCACGCTCGAGCGGACCGTGTTCGAGTTCATCTCGGGGGCTGACCCCGACTGGATTGCCGCGCTCGAGGCCAGCGGCGCGCTGGACCGAATCATCGAGGATTACAGGGCTGCCATCAACGAGGCGCTCCCTCACAACGTCGCACTGTCAGGCAACGAGTTCATCGGCCCGGCCGAGTACGACCCGAACGAGTGGGCGGGCTACCCGACCACTGAGGACGGGGACCTGGACATCGCCGCCATCGTCGCAGACGTGGATCTGAGCGCGATCGTGGAGCGCCACGACCCAGAAAACCAGTACACCTACGCCATCGAGACTTCTGCGGATGGCGAGTCGTGGGGCGTGGAGCTCATCGACAGCGCTCCAGCCACCGAGGCGCCGGGCGAGTGCGCTAGTCGGATTCTCGTCGACTGGCTCCAGGGGTTCGAGGAAACCCCCCGGCATAGCCGGTGTGTGGTGTGGCGTGGCGACATCGACAGCGTCGACCAGGCTGCGGCGATCGCCACCCCGCCAGCCGACTACCCCGTAGTCGTTTACTGGTCGATCGTCCGCGGCCCGACTCCCGGTGCTGAGGCCGCAGATCCCGGACCGCTGGACATCCCCATCCCGGACGAGGTCCTGGAACTGGGATCCCGCTACGGACTGGGAGCAGATCCCGACGTTTACGTCCTGGTCGCCCCAGCGGAGCTGGCTGGGGAGATCAATGGCGAGTTGGCCTACTACCGGACCCGGATGCCCTACGCCATGGCGCTGCGAGTGTGGGACGCGATCGACCAGGACCAGGAGGAACAGGAACGGTGATCTAGCGCGCGGTTGAAGCCCCGTCCCCCGAAGACGGGGCTTCTTCTTTGCCGCACCTGATGAATAGACCATCCACCCCGACCTACCGCCACCGCCGCTTTACGTTGCAAAGGAGGAGCACCCCAATGTCCTTGATCCGGGTCGTAATCACCACCTACGGCACGCTGCACGGCCCCGCACCGGCCGACGGCGACGCGCTGCTGATCGACCTGAGTGAGGCACTGCGCAACCCCCACCATGATCCCGAACTGCGCTACCGGACGGGACTTGACCCGATGGTCCGTCACCGCGTCCTGACGACGCCTGGCGCGGACCGCATCGTCTCGCTCAATGTCGACCGTATCCGTGCGCTGAACACGGTCCACACCCTTCAGGTACAGCCGATGCTCACTCGCGTTCACATCGCATGCCGGGGCGGTCGTCACCGCTCCGTCGCCGTGGCTGAGGAGATCGCCCGCCAGCTCCGCCGCGAGGGCATCGGCGTCGAGGTCCACCACCGCGACATAGACAAACCCGTGGTGCAGCGCTGACCTGCACGTAGCGCGGAAGTGGAAGCCCTCAGCCATGTGGTTGAGGGCCTTTTGCTGTTGCCGGAAACCCGGCACTGAGGACGCTGGAGCTCGCCGAGGGGCTCGACGTCGACGAGGGTCGCTGAGAACCGCCACCGGGTTGGAGTTACTCAGTGTGGTGGTGGTCGAAGTCGAGCCTGAGCGCGCCGGGGCTCAGCCGAAGCCTTGGTTTTCGATAAGTTTGGATTATCGAAAGCTAGAAAGTGGGACAAAACGGACATCGCCGCGAGCCTCGTCGGGGAAGTGCGACCGCCGAGCGGTCACGGGCAGTGAACAGAACCGCAGAGCGGAACACCGGTGCGACGAGGCGCTGAGCGCGGAACGCCAGCGGACCGCAGAACTGCAGACCAAACACCACACCGCCGCGACCTGCACAAACGCCTCTGCGCGCATCTCAGCGCGCCCCAGGGGCATTTCCAAGCCACNGGCTTTTCCCCTGCCCACTTCCTTTTCTCGCCTCTACGTGCATTTGAGAGCGNCCGCGCGGCGACGCCGGGTTCTCAGCGACCAGGGGCGTGGGCGAACAGGGCTAAGCGGCGCCTTTGTTGTCACGGCCTGCGTTTCACAACAGCGCGCTCGAAGCCGGTTCCAAGAGGGTGATTCACCCACCTGCCGGGGCTCGCGCGCGTAGGACGGAAATCAAGGGAAGTACCAAGGTATCTACGCGATACCCACCGGCCGCACGCGCGCGTAGGACGGGGTCGACCGGCCGACGTCCGACCGGGTGACCTGACCGGACTGACCGGGACCTGTCCGGGACAGGTCTGACCTGCACTTTCCCCTGGCCGTGGTCAGGGGCGCGGTCAGGTTCCCCGGGGATGGTCAGTCCCATGGGACTGCGCGGGACTATGTGGGACTGTGTGGGACTCGACGATTCTCCCGCGGCATCGTCCCACGGTGATCGATACCGCCTAGGCATGGAACAGCCCCGGGACGTGGGGACTGTCTCGGGACGCTGACAACCCCCAGCACCCGGGTTCCCAGCGTCGGGAGTGAGGTCGTTGGTGAGTAGAGGGAATGAACCGTCACTACCATCACTACCGTCACTCGCCGAGTGTTTGTGCAGGTCAGACAGCGTCCCCTGTTGTGACGGTTACAGGCCTCTACCGTCACTAGCACCGTCACAATCGTCACCGGCGTGACGGTCGTGACGGCCGAGTGACGGTTGTGTGACGGTTGCTGAACCCCAACCGTCACCGCTGTTTTCACTGGTCAGGGCCTGCTTCTCGCGCCGAGTGACGGTTGTGACGGTTCAATCCCCCTGTTCACCAAGGAAGGGCGCCATGGTGTAGGGGCTAGCCCACGGGCGTCACACCGCTCTGGAGAACCAACGCCCATACGGCCGGGGCGCCGATGGGACTGCGTGCTCGACGTCGACGAGGGCGGCTGAGCGCCACATCATCAAAATTGAGGAAAGCCGCGGTACCGAGTTGCCGCTGCAGGATGGTGCCGTTAGGTTCATGCACATCGGCCCCACGCACGTGGGGATGGTCCGGGCCTAGTTTTGCTCTAGGCAGGACACAAAGCCTGCTCCCCACGCATGTGGGGATGGACCTAGTTCCTGAACGTTGTAGAGAAAGCCTGCAGCGTCTTCCCCACGCATGTGGGGATCCCCGTCTCGGGGGATTGTGAGCGTCCCGGGCTCACGTGAGTAGTGGGAAGGGGAGCGCGGTAGCGGCCGCGCCCCCCTTTTTTTGTGGTGTTGTGCTGTTTTTTGTGGTGTTGTGCCGGCCTGGGTTGCCGCTGGAGCACCGACGACGGGTTTCCAGGCGTCGGCGCGACCTGCGGAAACGTCATCGTCGGGAGTGGGGGACTCGGGAGCGGGGGTAACGGCGACGCCGTCGAGGGCGCGTCGGCGCGCCCGTGGCTGACGCGCGCCGCCGAGGAGTGCGCGCGTGTTCCTGGTCCTCCTCGGCGGCGACCTAGCAGTCAGGCTTCCGATGCCATGTCTCGGAACCGCTGGTAGTGCAGCTGGCTGGACACTGTGACCGTGGCCAGCGCGCCCGACCGGTTTTTCAACACCAACAGGTCCGCCTCGCCACTGCGCGGGGATTCCCGGTTGTAGTAGTCCGCCCGGTAGACGCCGATCACTACGTCAGCGTCCTGCTCTACCGATCCGGAGTCGCGCAGGTCGGACAGGCGTGGCCGGTGGTCGTCCCGGCGCTCTGCCTCTCGGTTGAGCTGGCACAGCGCAACAACGGCAATCCCCCATTCCATCGCGATCTGTTTCAGTCCGCGGGTGTAGGCGCTGATCTCCTGAGTGCGGTTCTCGACACGCCCCCGGCTGTCCATCAGTCCGACGTGGTCGACCACCAGCAGTCGCGGCTGCTCCCCACGGCGCTGTAGCGCGCGCAAACGGTTCTGCAGCGTCCCGAGAGTGCATCGAGTGGGGGTGGCCACGTACAGCGGCCTAGTGCGCATCTGAGCGCGTGTCTGGCGTAGCGCCTCGGCGTCGCGCGGCCCGATCTGGCGGCTCCGGATCGCCTGGTAGGGGACGCGTGCCTCAGCGGCATATAGACGCTCCATGACCTGCTCGCGGGGCATCTCCAGCGAGACAAAGAGCGAGGTGATGCCGCATCGCAGCGCCGCATGCCGGACCAGGTCCATCCCGACCACAGATTTGCCCATGGATGGACGTGCGGCGACGATCATCAGTTCCCCCGGGCGCGCGCCACCGCTGAGCAGGTCGGTCAGTTCCCTGTAGGGGGTTGGGATGATCCGGCTGGTGTCGAGCGGCTGAAACAGCGACTCGAACCACTCGTCGTCATCGTCGACGCGCCACATGTCCACGGCTGCAGTGTCCCGGGTGGCGGTGACCCGTTCCAACTCGGCCTGCGCCTCGTCGACGAGGTCGTCAACGTCGCCGTGACCGGTGTAGCCGATCTGCGCGATGCGAGTCCCAGCCTGGACTAGGCGGCGCAGCGCCGCACGGTCAGCCACGATCCGGGCGTAGTAGCTGGCCTGCTCGCCGAGGGGTGCGCGCTCTACCAGCGTGTGCAGGTAGGGGGCGCCGCCCACTCGGTCCAGCAGTCCGCGAGAGCGGAGCCGGTCCACCACTGTGACCGGGGTGATCGGGGTGCGGCTGTCATCCAGATCCAACAGCGTGTCGTAGATGAGCTGGTGGGCAGGGCGGTAAAAATCGGCGGTAGAGACTATCCCAGCGACGTCGCCCAGGTGGTGGGGCGCCATGAGCACCGCACCTAGAGTGCCCTGCTCGGCGTCGACGTCGTGGGGTGGAGTGCGGCTGCCGTTCGCGAGATCGATGACCGTCATGCCGCCACCTCCTCGGCCGCGATGAGCCCCCGGGACTCCAACAGACGTTTCAGGTCAGCGCGGGTGTCGCGCTCCTCGGGGGACAGGGACAGGTAGTGGTCGACGACGTCAGCAGCGTCGCCGCATTTGATGTCGCCCGCACAGGAGCTGCAGGTACCACCGGGCATGGGAGTGCCGTGGAGGCCACATCTGTGCTCGTCTGCAGGGTGACGGGACGTGGGGACTGCCCGTGCGGCTCTGAGACTCCGCAGGCGCTCTGCCATGTCGCCGTTGGCGACGAGGTGGCGGACGTATCCAGACAGACTGCGCCTGGCTTCGCCCTGGTTCCGGATGTGGTCGACGAGGGCGGCCGCTTCTTCGGGGGTGGCGCCGCACTCGGCGACGATCAGCGCCTCTGGTGGTGATGTCCTCCTCGGTGGTGATGTCCTCCTCTTCGCCCCGTGGGACGTGGAGTCGGTTGCCTGAGAGCGGTCAGCGCTAGAGGAGGAGGTAATGAGGTCTGAGGATAGGGGGGGGGAATCAGTTCCCCCTATCGGGGACTCAGTTCCCCCTATCGGGGACTCAGTTCCCCCCATTCCGTCGGTTAGGGGGGAACCTGTTCCCTCCAATTCATTGGTTAGGGGGGAACTGGTTCCCTCCATGCGGGGGTGGTGCGGAACGTCTCGCTCCGGGAACACGGGTATGCGGTACTGAGTGGCGCGCCCCCGCATGGCGTAGATCGGACGGCCCAGCGCGTCCGTGCCCACAGGGATGCGGATCTCGTAACCGGCGCGCGCCAACCGCCGAAAGACCTTTTTCAGCGCGTCCCTGGTGGCCACTCCGCTGCGGTGCATCAGCAGGTCTATAGGGATGCGGCTGATGCGCGTCCGCTCGTTGGCGTCGTCGGCGATCACCGCCAGGACTGCGCGCGCGGTGGGGTCTAGCTCTGCCGGGGCGTGGTTGAGGACGTGGCGGTACAGCTCGTATCCCATCAGCGCCCCTCCTCGATGCGCGCCCACTTCCGGTGGTGGTGGCAGAGGGGGGCGTAGCCCCTCAGTGCGGCATTAGACGATAGGGTCAACATGAAACCCCCGGGTCGCATGCGGGGGCGCGGTGGGTTAGGGTGATGTTGTTGCCTCATCACCCATTAGCCAGCGCGCCCCGCTGGCCTTTCTTTTGCCTTCCTTTTGCGTACGTTAGCTTCACTTACGGCTAACGCCGTCGCGGCGACTGTTTTTCCGAGTCAGTCGTGCTGGCACGTGCGACGGATCTGCGGTCGTGACCAGCCCGATGCGCGCGATAGCGCGTGGATGGCAGCTCCTCGGCGCCGAGCGTTTCGGACTGCCTCTGCCAGCGCCGCTCTGGCGGCGTCGAGCCTGGTCAGGGCGTCGCTGTATGCGCGTGCGGCGTCTCTCACTGTGTCGAGTTCGTCGTTGCTCACACCACACCTCCAGGTGGTAGGGGACGTCCCCTACCGTACAGGGTTTGGGGGGCTAGCTGTCTAGGAGTCGTTCAGTTGAGCGCGCCTGAGCGTGCCCTGTTGTGGTGGTCATGCGCCTCCCACTTGTAGAGCGTCATAGGTCATGACCACCGCGGCGTGCTGGGCGGTCGCGCCACCGGGCTGACGGAGCGCGCCGGAGCCGTGTCACCAGCTCCACCCGGTCCCCGGGGATGACGCAGATGGTGACCTCTACCGGCGCGTTGGTGCGGGCCGACGTTCCCACGCGCGCGATCTCCAGCACGGGCATCGCGTCCGGCATGCCCAGTAGGCGCGCCTCGTCGGTGGTGGGCATGCGAGTTCGAGTGTGCTCCGTCCAGCTCAGCGGGCCGTGACCTGTCTCTTCCAGCCGATCCAGGTAGCCGCCCGGACCGGTGTCCGGCTCAGCCACTCGGGGAGCGTCTGCCACCGCATCAGGGTGAATCCATGTGTCGGCGATCTGAAACGGTGGCTCCCCCGCTGGGCTGGTGACCCTGCGGCGCCGGACCACGGGTGTGCCCTGGTCGACGCCGAGGAGTTCGGCCGCTCGCGCCGGGATCTCCTCGGCGGACACGCGCGGCCGCCCGTGGGTCTGCCAGGGCCTGTCTGGTGCCCATCCCGGGAACAGGTAGCCGTGCCGGTCGCGCTGGACGGTGGTCCCACGCTGCACGAGGTGGACCGGTGGCCGTTCCCGGACCGTGATCCCGGCTCTTTTGCGGACGCTGATCAGCCCTTCGGTGCGCAGGATGCGCAGCGCTGCCTGAATCGTCGCATGCCCGGTGCCGTAGTGAGCGGCCAGCTCTTCATACGTCGGCAACCGGTCGCCTGGTCTGTACTCCCCAGTTTCTATCCGGTGCCGCAGGTCAGCGGCGATCCGGTCTCTCTGTGTCGACATAGCCATGAGCATATATCCCCTAGGGGTGTTGACGGAATAGCTGTCGCCGTTGGATGATGACGACTAGTGGTCACCGCTCGGTGGCTGCTGTCAGACACAGGAGCGGCCGCAGCGCTACCCCCGCCGCGGCCGCAGAGATCCCTGCACAGGAGGGACCACATGACCAGTATGCCCACCAACGCCCCGCCGGGCAGCACGGCACGGATCTACTGGACAGACGCGTGCGCCGGTGGCACCGCCTGGTGGATCACTGCCACCAGCAACGGCCGAGTGACCGGCCGCGGCCCGCTCGTCGCCACGGGCCGAGACGACGCCGGTGCGCCGACCGTGACTTACCGGTGCGCAACCAGTGGAGAACTGCGCACCGTGACCTACGGGGGTGGCCGGTGAAGCAGCAGGCCATTACCCCGCATGAGCGGCGGACGCACCACAGTCGAGACGGGGCGCGCCGTGCGTGGTGCGTGTGCGGCTGGTCGGGCCCACACCGGTGGCGACAGGCCGAGGCCGACGCTGACTGGCGAGAGCACGCAGACGAGGTGCGACCGGCCCCGGAGGTCCGCTGCCGCACCCGCTCCCACGGCACTCCGTGGTGGCAGCCCTGCCCCCTGTGCCGGGGGCAGCTCGAACTTCCCCTTGACCTCGACTGACCAGCAAACAAAGCGCCCCCACCGACGTGACCCGGTGGGGGCGATCGGACCTCACCTGAGAGAACGGAGTTCCGATGGAGACCAGTATGACGCATCTGCGACCACTGGCGCAGGTCGTCGCCCGCNCGCTGCCAGATCTGTGGTGGGCGCACCCCGGCGAGACCCCGGCCGAGGCGGCCGCGCGGCAGGACGCCGCCCGCCACATCCTCGACGACCTCCTGAACGAGATCGCCGCCGAGCTCGAGGAGGAGGCGGCATGAACGCTGAGTTGCTCGGCCCGGTCGTTCTCGCTGCGGCCGCCGGGGGCGCGCTGACCGTCGTCTACATCCGCGCGGTTGCTGCTGTTCGCCGCGTGCGTCAGCGGCTCCGCCGTCTGTCCCGCACCCGAGTTGCCCTCGTCGTCACGACCAACCGACCGATCCGGAGGAGGAGGACCCGCTGATGATCCGCCGTCGCCGCCGTGAGGCTACCACCGACGTGGTGGCAGCCCTGCAGGAGCAGGTCCGCCAGGCTCAGGCGCTGGCGGCCGTACCCGAACAGGAGCTCCTGNGNGACCCGNGGCTGAACCCCGCCACCCGAGCCCTGGCTGACTCTCTGGA